GCTTTGAGCTTCCTTAGTAGAATTAATATCTTTTACATTAAATCTAAATTTCTTGTCCCCAACTTTGAAATCAAAACCTTTAAAATCTTCGTTGAATACTTGATTAGTTTTTTCTGTAAAATTTTTAATACTACGTTCCTGCGTTTGCTGCAGTTCAGATTGTTCTTCTTTATATCGATTGAAGAAGTTAACCGCTTCTTGTTGCTCAGGCGTTAAACGAGAACCCAACTTGACTTCATCGTAATATTTATCCTTAAGCGAGTTTAAGAAGTTTTTAGCTTCTGCTATCTCTTCTTTAAATGCAAGCTTTTTACGTCTTACATCTCTTTCTTCATCTAATTCTTCGTCATAAGAAAAATTGTCTTCAATTAAAAAGTCAATTTCATCTTGGCTTAGATGAGGTTTCTTTTGTTTATAGTATTCTCGTAATAACGCATTGTCATCAATATTACTATAATCTGTATTTAGCCTAACATAATCTTCAAGAGTACCGCCTGTTTCATTCATAAAGTCTACAACTTTTTGAATATTTTCAGGTAATTCAATTTGTGGGTTTTCTGCAGCTTCATTAATAACGTCTTGTTTTGTTACTTCTGGCTCAGCTGGAGGTTCTTCAATTTCAGTTATTTTTTCAACAACTGGGTTTTCTTCTCCCACTTCTTGCAGTTCCACGTTGGTTTCTTGCCCGCTTTCTTCATTTTGTTGTACTGGCTCCAACACGCTGCTCTCTGTTTCCTGTTCTTGAACGGCATCTTGTTCTTGTGTTTCGTTAGCGTTTAAGTTTACTTTGTAAACACCATCTTCTAATGTAGTCTTTACCCCTGCGTCTTCAAGCACTTGTTCTTCGCGCTCTGCTGCGGTTGGAGTTTCGTCTACGATTGGTTCATTCGTGTTTTCTGACATGATAAAATATTATATAAGTTATTAATTATTACTTAGGTTCAAACGACCCTAAGTCAAATCCGCCAAGTACGTCATTACCTGAGGATTCAAAGTTTTTAGGACCTGCCATCCCTTTTCGCTGCTCAATTAATTCAGATTGTTGAGTAGCTTGTATTTTAGTTCGCTTATCTTTGCGATCTTCTTTATACTTCTCTTTACTATTAATTACGTTTAAATCAGCTTCTTTAAGCCTCATGTTTAGCTCAAACTCTTTCTCCATAAGCTCTTTTTTAATTTGTGCTTCTCTTTCTAGTTTAGCAATATCAAATTCTAATTGGGCTTTGTTGATTTGAACTTTAGACGAAGCAATAGCTTGCTCTTTCTGCATATCTGCCTGTGCTGCCGCTTGAGCAGCTGCTGTATTTGATTCAGTCTGCGCTTGAATATTTTGCATTTGAACTTGTCTATCTTGCTCAAATTTCTTACGTCTTCTTAGTTTAAGTAGTTGATTAGCAAGCTTTATGTTTTTAATTTCTCTAATATCAATAGCGTCTTCTAAAAATATTTGATCTTTTTGAAGAGCCATTTGAATATTATTCTCAAGCAATTGCTTTTCTTCTTCGTCAGGCGCAAGCTCTAAGAAAATACCAAAATCATGTAAATGAAGGTTTTCAATTTCTTTTAATGCACCAACATTAAATTTACCAATGCCTTGTATAAATGCTTGTGTTGTATTGCCAAATTCAAGTACATCAGATATTCTAAGTGAAATAGCTTCAGCAGTTCTTAATGTTAAATACAATCCAGCTTGAAGTACATGTCTTGTAGCTGTATTTGAATTCGCCGCAGCAAGTTTTTGTAAGCCTACTAATGCGTTCTTATCAGGCATACTGCCATCTCTAGCTTCATTAAGACCAGTAACATCCCGCATCATACTTAAATAATAATTGTACGAAGCAATCAGGCTATTAATTTTTGAATTACCAGAGCTTGATTGTAATTCTTGAACAGGCATACGACCGTGATTAAACTCGCCGTCTTGTGTCATTGATCTACCAATAACAGAACCTGTTTGAAAATACATATTTAAAGCTTCTTGCGGATTATAGTTTGTGCCATTACCCAAATCAATTTCAGCAATACCATCAGCGTCGAGGTATACACCATCGGGTACCATTCTCGACATTACTTGCTGCAGCTTTAAATGAGTTAGTTGAATCATATCAGCAAAACTTGTCATTCTGCTAACTAGTGATTCAATTTTACCTTTATAAATTCTTGGCGCTATAATATTATATGACATATTAACTTTAGTCGTATCCGACTTAGGTCTTGTCATATTTTCAGCAATCTGCCACTTAAGCAATTTATTATGACCAATTATTTTTGCACCTTCATAAAGAACTTCAATAGATCTATTTACTTTTTCAAATCTTGAGCGCTCATCTTTTGGCGGATTAAATTGATCTGTTTTTTCAATTGCTTTATCAGCGCCAGTAGCCGTTTGTTTTATTTTGTATACTTGATTTTGAAATGTTTTATATTCAAAATGCATTACATATACGTGGTTAGTATCTTCTGCATCTGCACTTGCATAGCTTTTATTATAAAGCATGGCGTTACTACCAGTACCTTCTATTTCTTTTATATCTTCATTAGTTAATTCCGGAAATTGCTTTTTTAATTCAGGAATACTAACTCTTCTTATTTCTCCTACATAATATATATCATCAAAATAAGGTGATTCTGTATATGAATAAACAATATCTGCAGGATCAACATATTCTACTCTAATTCCTTCCGCGGTATTAAATGTGGTCTTATCACATGCAATACCAATAACCGCCAGATCATAATCAAGCCGTTTCTTTAATAAATGATACTTGTTATAATCTAATACGTTATTAATAGCTTCTTCTTCTGCAATTTCAATTGATTGCTTGTAATCTAACTGCATGTGCAATTGTAACTCTTCATTACTTTGCGGCAATGCTTCTGGATTAGTATTAAACATATTCAATCCAAAGTTTTGCTGCATTGATTCTAGCAATCCTTTATTTTGCATATCTCTAACAATTGACTCTACATATTGCGTTCTTTCTTGCAATGATGACGGGTCCTGTGAATATGCTTTGATGTCATACATTCTTTCGTTAATACCATTAACCACAATATCCACGAACTTCGGGATAATTGGAACAGGTTTCCAATCAAGATTAAGATAAGATAAATCACCATTGATTGATAATTCATCTTTATACTTTTGAATTGATTGCTCTCCTCTAGCGTATAATCTTAATCTGTGAAAGTTATCCCTGTTAGCGTAATAGCGTATACCTCCATTATCTCTTTTGAACCATTCAGATTCAATAGCCTTAGCGACTTCCATCCCATATTTCAGGTCTGCCTTTTCAGCATCACTAACAGCTTGGCTAGGAAATATACCCTTTGGTAATACTTTCGACATTTATTCTATTATTTTTGAAATTGATCCTTGATTATTATATTTTTTAAATCCAAAGTTTAAAACTTTAGTTTGTCTTTCTTGCTTTGGCGTATATAAATGCCTATTGCATGCCATTATAGCTAGACCCGAACTAATTGCCGCGTCAAACTTGGTTCTATTATTTATATCAAATTTTGCCCAGTCATTTAATGTATTATTGAAATACATTGTTCCGTAAGAACCGTCCATTTGCAAACCAATATGTTTGTCTATATAAGACTCAATAGCGGCTGCGTGTGCTTGCTTTATATCTTCAGATGAGTTTGGTATACCACCAATTTCTTTTTCTGTAGCTGAAAGCTTATTAAATGTTTTATCAGGTCTATTCATTGAATAACCTCTGTAACCTCTTCTCTTTAAATAATAAAGCAAACGAGGCTTATTATTTTCAGCAAGTAATGGCATTCCGTAAAACACTAACGCCATTAATACGTCTTCAAAAAATATTTCCGCTGTTTGTGGCCTAGCTATATACTCTAAAAAGAAAGTGTTTGGAGGCGCATCCTCCATACTAAACTTTGTAAGTCCGTGTAACGAACCTTTAGAGCCCTTGCCTCCAACAGTACCGGATATATCGTAAGAGTCACATCCAAAAGCGCCCATGTGCTCATTACCGGGATACTTACCTCCATTTTTTAGTATTACGCGATTTTGCAAATTATAACTAGGAATCCAAGATATATTAAACCTCCCGGAAGTATTAGGCGTAAATATTACTTTAGAATCTTTAACACCGTTTTCCCATTGAAAGTTGCCTGTTGTAACAACACCCGAGCTTCTTAAATCTTCGTTGTAGTCTATTTGTTCGTATATCTTAACTAAATTAAATATACTGTTTTTAGTTTCGTCACGAAATGCATGTTCTTCTGTTCTTGGAAACTGTCTGTAAAATTCATTTAAAGCATCTTGATCTCCTCTGAGACCTTCTGCTTCATTTTCCCAATGCTCTATTACCCCAACTTCAATAGCCTCTCCCATCGGTCCCTCAGCTGGGTCTGATGGTGTATCGAATACAGGTAGTCCAAAAGCGTCAATGAATCCTTCGTAATTCCATTCCATAGGTATGAACAAACTATATAATCCACTGCGAGTCTGTCCATTCCGGTTTCGTTTTGTGACGTCTGAGTCATAATACAACTTTTTAAAGTTTTCTCCACCTTTGTCCAGCGCATTGGATGTAGATCCCATCATACATTTACCAATGATTCGACTTCCGAGTCTTAGACACGTTTTTGTTACGCGCCAGTTATTTAATATGTTATCAGGTCTTTCCCATTTACCACTTTCATCATGCACTAGTAACGCTAGTTTTTCACCATCGTACGAGTTATCTCCTGTGTTCTTCCAGTCAATCGTGGTATCGAGACCCTCAAGTATTTCTTTCTCTTTGTTCTGTATAGACTTCTTTGTGAGCTTTGACGCTGGTACCCTGTACGCAAGTTCTGACTTTGGCCTGTCCATACCGTCTTGTATCGGTTTAAAGAAAAACGGATAGTTGATTGATATGGGTACAACTTTGTCAGTAAACATCTTCTTAGCATCGGATCCAGACTTGGACAATATACCAAATCTTGCATCTGATGTAATTGTAGCAAGGTTAACGGTTTCTGAGCTTGACATAAATGAAAACCCAGAACGTCTGTTCTTAAGATAGCACATGCCGTAGCATCTATAGTCTGCTTTACAAGCTTCCCAGAATATAAAGAATAATCTGTTTGCTTCACGAAAGTCTGGCTGCCCAACGTCAATCTTGGTCCACTGCAAGTACATGTAATGAGTGCCAGTAATATAAGTAGGCTTGTCCTTGTTAACAAACCAAAAACCGTTTTCACGTCTATCAAATTCTTCATCTATATACGACTCCCATTTATCTTTAAACTCTTCAGGGTAGTCTCTCCAGTCAAATATACTTTTTACTTGCTTTAACTCTTTAGGATATTCAAACGGTACCCAACGATTTTCTTCATTGCTATACACGTTTTCCTCTTTTGGTAAAGCTATTTGTAAACCTTGTATTTCGTATATCTCACCAATTTGTCCAGTCTTGCTTATAACTACAATATCTGTTTCTTTATCATAACCGTATTTCCAAGATTTAGCCTTGTTCCTGCGATGTATTGTAGTCAGTTTCACTGGTTCTACGATCTTATATAATGTTTGTTGATACATTATTTAGACCTCCTTTCAGCAAACCCTTTGAAAGATTCTTTTGTTTCTTCTTTAGGTTTATTTTCTAATATATTCTCTTCTTCAATTATTCTATTAAGAATTTCAAAAGCGTCGAATATTGCAAGCTTCTTAGTAGCCGCAGCGTTCTTTAATCTATCTGCAGAAACGTCATCTTCTGTTTTAGTGATGATTTGTTCTTCAGCAACTTTAATTAATTCCTCTACTGCTTTATATCCAGCTTGGATTATATGCTTCTTCGTTTCCTTGATATTCATATTTAATTGTAATTAATTTAGTAAGGACACGATATAATCGTTTGTCATCAATAATAAACTCGTATTCACTATTAGGTTTAAACCCAACTAAGTCGCCTGGTTTTAATCCGTTAGCTTTTGAATATTCATCAGCATAAATAAGTATACCTATTAAAGGCTCTTCTTTATCTTCTGAATATTTATTTTTGCTTTTTATAGGTTGTACAAAGCAATAACCATCTAAGGCATTCCAGTTCTCGCCTTGGTTATATAAAAATATTTGGTCCGAGTAAACAAAATATTTGTTGTCTTTGAAATAGCTTTTGCTATTTTTTTCTTCGCCGCGTATGTCATGGAATCTTCTAAATACATTATGGTGAACAATTACAGTATCACCTTTCTTTATTTTTGTATTTTCTAATATTGGAGTTTCAAGAACAATACCTTCTCTACTCACGTATTGGTGATTTTGTAATTCGGTATTAAGAATTAAATCTTTTCCACCTATATCTTTAGTATTTGTGTAACGCTGTTCTTTTGGCTCTATTATAAAGTTATATAAACTTCGCATTAATATTCAAGATTGTATTCAATTGATATAGCCATGTTCTTATTGAACTCTTTCCACGGCAAAATTTCATTGTATTTTTTAATGTAGACCGAGTACTTATCTTCTTCTTCTACAATATCGCAGATTGTGTGACCT